GATTCAATTTAGTAAGTTGGAAATAGGCCAGGTACATACAGGCAAGGTTTCAGGCATTACTAATTTTGGAGTATTTGTTTCTCTTGGCCTAGTGTCTGGTTTAGTCCATGGATCTAAAATGGGTAAACTTACTCCTGAGCAATTTGCAATTAGCAATATGGTTCAAGTAGAAATTATAGACATAGATTTTGAAAAGGATAGGCTCTCGTTAGCATATAAGGGTTGATCATGGAGACAATTAAATCATGGCCTCCAGCATACCTCTCTCCAATTTCCGCACTTCAATTAAAAAATAGTCGTGGATATGATGTTATAGATTTTGCTGAGACATTATGCCGTATTACAGAAGATTCAATTGCAGGTAATGTAGGAGAGAAATTAATCCTGCGTCCCTGGCAGAAAGAACTGCTGATAAATTTATATGCAGAGAATGAAGATGGCCTTCTAAAACATCGTCGTGCTTTGATTGGAATTCCTCGTAAAGCAGGCAAGTCTGCACTACTAGCGACTCTGGTCCTAGAGCAGTTATTGCTTGGAGTAAACGGTGGACAGATTTATTCATGTGCTGCAGATAAAGACCAGGCTAAGATTATTTTTAAAACGGTAAAGAGAATGATTGAGTTAGAACCAGAACTCTCAGCAGTACTACAGACCTTCAGAGATGTAATTTATAATCCAGGTACAGGCACAATATATAGAGCCTTATCGTCAGAGGCGTTCACGAAAGAAGGTTTAAACTCTACATTTGTGGCATTTGACGAGTTGCATAGTCAGCCAAATAGAGAGTTGTATGACACTATGTCATTATCTATGGGAGCAAGAGTTGAGCCAATGCTTGTAGCAATTACCACTGCTGGAACGAAGTATGACTCATCAGGTAAAGAATCCCTCTGTTTCCAAATGTACAATAGAGGCGTACAACTAGCCAAAGGTGAGGTTGAAGATCCTTCCTTCTTTTTCGCCTGGTATCAAGGTGATGAAAAACTTAACTACAAGGACGAAGATAACTGGAAGATTGCAAATCCATCATATGGAGATATATTATCTGCGGACGATATGAAGTCTGCCGTACTTTTAACTCCAGAGGCTGAATTTAAAACCAAGAGATTAAACCTTTGGACTGACTCAGCCCAGACTTGGATACCTACTGATTCTTGGGATGCACTAACTCTTAAAAACAGAGAACAGATTCCACAAGAAGATGTTATACTTGGCTTTGATGGATCTTTTAACGGAGACTCAACAGCAATAGTTGCCTGGTATTTAGGTGGAGAAAAGCCTCACTTAGATATCCTTGCAATTTGGGAAAGACCAGATGATGCAGATCAGACCTGGTTCATACCTGTTGCTGAAGTAGAACAAACTATTATTGATGCTTATAGAAACCCAGACTATAGTATCAGAGAAGTTGTTTTTGATCCCGCAAGATACTCAAGAACATTTATGTTGTTTGATGAAGAAGGAATGCCAGTGGTGAGTTATCCAAACTCTGCAGAACGAATGGTTCCAGCAACTGCTAAATTTTACGAGGCAGTGATGAATAACTCATTTACACACTCAGGCAACGAAGCATTAAATAGACATGTAGCAAACTCTATGACCAAGACTTCCTCAAGAGGACTTATGATTCAAAAAGCAAACAGTAAAAAGAAGATTGACGCTTGCGTAGCAGCAATCTTTTCTTATGATCGTGCAACAGTGCCAGTACCAGTAAAGCCTGTAGCAAGATTCTATTCACTATAAAGGAGAAGCATGAAAGCAAAGAAACCAGAAATTGATTGGTCACTAACAACAGAAGTTATTGGAGTAAGTCTTGCATCATACGGACTATTCTTAATATTTCCACCAATTAGTTTTATTGCTTTAGGTGGCTTTTTAATCTGGGTAACGGAGAAAGAATAATGACTGCTGGAATATACAACTTCACAATTGACCAGGGTGCTCAATACACCACTCAAATTATTTGGGCAGATAGTAGTGGCAACCCAATTGACCTAACTAGTTATACTGCTGCTATGCAATTGCGATTACAGGCTGCTTCTCCAAATCCTTCTGCTTTAGATTTAACCTCTTCTAATGGAGGCATTACAATTACACCACTTGCTGGAGAGATGGATATTCTTATGACTTCCGCACAAACAGGGGCTCTTGATTCAGGATTTTATGTTTATGATTTAGAAATCGCACTTGGATCAGTTGTTACAAGAATAATACAAGGACAGATCACAGTATCTGCACAGGTGACTCAATAATGGCTACTAATCAAGTTATAGTAAATGAAACTAATAATACAGTAACAGTGCTTGATGGACCAGAAGGTGCTTCAGGTCCTACTGGTTCTACTGGTGCAACTGGTTCTACTGGTGCCACAGGCCCTACAGGATCAACTGGTTCTACAGGAGCAACAGGTGCCACAGGACCAACAGGTCCTACAGGCGTAACTGGAGACACTGGTCCAACTGGACCAACAGGTGTTACAGGTGATGCAGGTGTGACTGGTGATACAGGTCCAACAGGTCCCACAGGAGTAACTGGTGATGTAGGTCCTACAGGACCAACAGGTGTTACAGGAGATACTGGCCCTACAGGAGTTACAGGAGATATTGGTCCAACAGGACCCACAGGAGTTACAGGTGACACTGGACCAACAGGTCCTACAGGAGTCACTGGAGATACTGGAGCAACAGGCGTAACTGGAGACACTGGTCCTACAGGACCAACTGGTGTTACAGGAGATGCTGGAGTTACAGGTGCTACTGGAGTCACAGGAGATACTGGACCAACAGGAGTTACTGGAGACACAGGCCCAACTGGGCCTACTGGTGTTACTGGCGATACAGGAGTAACTGGAGTAACTGGAGACACTGGTCCTACAGGACCTACAGGTGTTACAGGAGACGCAGGAGTTACAGGTGTTACAGGAGCAACTGGACCTACAGGTCCTATAGGTGTAACTGGAGACACAGGACCAACAGGTCCCATAGGTGTCACAGGAGTTACAGGTGATACTGGTCCTACAGGACCAACAGGAGTCACAGGAGATATTGGAGTAACGGGTGCTACAGGCCCTACAGGAGTAGGCACCACTGGTGCTACTGGACCTTCAGGTGTTACTGGTGTTACAGGAGATACTGGTCCTACAGGACCAACAGGAGTAACTGGAGATATTGGAGTCACTGGTGTTACAGGTGTGACAGGAGCGACGGGACCAACAGGTGCTGGAGATTTAACTGCGGGACCAATAAGATCCACAGCAGGAACATCAAGTATTGATTCACAAACAGGTACAGGTAATACATTTGTAATGAGTGCTGGAGATCCAGTAGTCACAAGTGGAATGCAAATTGATGGAATTGATATTAACAATGGTACTGGTTCAGGATTTGGTAACATTGCTATTGGTAATAATGGAAACCTTTCAAATTTAACTACTGGTGATCAGAACACAGCAATTGGTTCAAGAGGACAAGTAGACACAACAACTGGTAGAAACAACCTCAGTATTGGTTCTGATGTTATGCGATACAATGTTACTGGTGATGATAATGTTGCTATTGGAAACTTTGCTCTTGGTGCTCAAACAGCAGGTAATAACAATCTTGCAATTGGTGGTAGTGCTTTAGGTTCTTTAACAACTGCAAATGCCAACACAGCAATAGGTGGATCAGCATTATTTGATAATACAACAGGTGCAGGAAATGTTGCAATTGGAAACAATGCACTTGGTAACAACACAACTGCTAATAACAATCTTGCAATTGGAAACAATGCACTTCAAAATAATACAACTGGTAATGGAAATGTTGCTATTGGTGGTTCTGCTTTGGCTGCAAATACAACAGAATCACAAATGGTAGCAATTGGATTGAATGCTTTGGCTGCAAATACAACTGGTCAAGGAAATATGGCAGTTGGTAATGGTGCACTTGAGGCTAATACAACTGGTAATTCAAATCTTGCTTACGGTTCAGGAACCCTTCTTGCAAACACTACTGGTTCTGACAATGTTGCCTTTGGTGGTCAAACACTTAATGCAAATATTACGGGATCAAGGTCTATAGCAATTGGTAGTCAAGCACTCAGTGTTAATACAGTTAGCGATCAAACTGCAATTGGTTTTAGAGCACTTTATGCTAATACTACTGGTGCAAACAATACTGCAATTGGTTCATCAGCACTAGTTGATAACACTACTGGTGGTGAGAATGTTGCTATTGGTGCTAGTTCTCTTGCAAATAACACAACAGGTGGCAACAATGTTGGTATTGGTCAAGCAACACTCCTTGATAACACTACTGGTGGTAATAATATTGCCGTTGGATCTGGTGCACTTGAAAACAACACAACATCAAGTGATAATACAGCAGTAGGAGTTGCAGCACTATTTGATAATACTACTGGAGCACGAAATACTGCTATTGGTGGGTTTACTCTTACAAATAATATTACTGGTAGTGATAACATTGCAATTGGAAACAATGCTTTGCTTACTGCAACTGCTCCATCAGGAATTATAGCAATTGGTAGTGGTGCTCTTCAAAATAATACATCAGGTTCTTTATTATTTGCTCTTGGTCAAAATGCTCTTGTAGCCAATACGACTGGTGTTCAAAATACAGCAATTGGTAATTCAGCAATGGCTGCTAATACTACTGGTGGAGGAAGCGTTGCAATTGGTGCTTTTTCTCCATTAGGTGCAAATACAACAGGATCAGGACATGTTGGAGTTGGTAATGCAACTCTTTCACTTAATACAACTGGTATTCAAAATACAGCAGTAGGTGGTCTTGCGCTTCAAGCAACTGTTGTTGGTACTGGTAGCACTGCAGTTGGAAGACAAGCACTTCAGCAAACATCATCAACAATAGCAACTCTTGGAGCAATTACTGGTGGTTCAGGCTATACAGATGGAACATATCTTGCAGTTAGTTTATCACAAAACGTTAATACTTTTATATTGCCACAAGCAGATATAGATGTATCAGGTGGAGTTGTAACAACAGTTACAATTACAGGTACTGGTGTTGGAATTCAAGCAGGATCAGTTCTTACCTTTGCTGCATTTGCTGCACCTGCAGGTTTATTGACTGGTGCTGGATTCTCTGTTCCTGTTTCTACAGTAAATACTGGTACTCAGAATACAGCCCTTGGATGGCAAGCAGGACGATTTAATATTACAGGCTCACGAAATGTGTTCCTTGGATATGCTGCAGGTATAAATGAACTTACCTCTGATAATCTATATATCTCTAACACAAATACAGCAACACCTTTAATCAAGGGTAAGTTTGACTCTGCTGGTGGAAATCTTGGATCTGTACGAATTTATGGTGATTTACAATTAACTACAAAGACTCCAGCAACTGCTGCTTCTACAGGCACTACAGGAACAATTACCTGGGATGCAGATTATATTTATATCTGCACAGCAACTGATACTTGGAAGCGAGTAGCAATCAGCACATGGTAAAATTAACTAAGGGAAAAGGGTAATCAAATGAGTCTATCCAAAAGACTAAAGGCATCTGAAGAAGCCAGAGATATGAACAGTCAGTATATATTACCTCTAATTCCTCCTCGTCCTTTATTTGGTGTTGCCAATACAGGTACATATGTTGATACAGAGTCTGCTATTCGTACATCTACCGTTTATTCTTGCGTAAGACTACTTGGAGATACTATTTCTTCATTGCCAATGGGTGCATATGTACGCAGAGGACGCAATCGTTTATCTTATGCAGCAGTTTATGGAGAAGTTCCAGCATGGGTAAATAAGCC